CATTACATTCTCCAATATTCAGTTATTTGTTTCCATTCACATTCTGCATCTTCGCAAGTATAATCATACTCTTGAAAGGTACCTGCATTAATGCCCGTTTCCATTCCCATTACTAAATTGAATATCTCTTGTTGCGTCTTTAAGCTTTTCAACATCTTTTTTAAGTTTATCTATTTCAAGCATAGATTGCTGAAGCATAACTTTAACATGTATGTTATCATCTAATAACTTTTGTTGTTTTTCAGTATCTTCAGCCAATGCCTCTAAAAGAAAAAATTGTTCCTTATCAACAGGTACTTGATCTGCCTTTTTTAATAAATCTGCTTCCATTAACTGAAGTCTTGTCTCTAGTGTATTAATTGTATTAGTCATACCAATGTACATATAAACAGCAAAACCTGCTGCAGCTATTAGTGAACCAATAGTTTTAATGTCTGTTTTTACAGACGTGTCTTCAGTTATCTTGGACATTATTTATAGAAACCTTTAAAAAACCAATCTATAAACTTCTGCCACTTTTTTTTAATCCAACTCATAGTATCCTCTACGTTAATTGTTACGTGCAGACAATTTTTGCAATCGCAGCCATAACCAATACAAGTAGCAGAGTTAAGGTATTTACCTTTACCCTTACAATGACACGGGTGTCCACAAACGCATTTTATCATCTACATCTCCATCGTCTTCTTGCTTGTCTTAGTCTAGAATTAGGATCTCTTGCAGCTTTTGGAAACATCTTCATTTGGCCTGCGCTTCTAGCACAGAATGATTTACGTCTCGCTGCCCTTTTCTTACCCGGATTCTTTTCTGTAACAGCAGTGCTTAACTTAGAGCCAGGGTTCATTCTTCTATAAGCTTTTACCCCAGCTTGAGTCATTCCCGCTCCACTTTTTGTGGAACGGAAATTCTTTTTATTTCTAGGAGGCATGCCTCCTTTAGAAAAACCTAGTATGTCAGCATAATACTCGTTCATGAGTATTATCCATTCTGTCCTACTAATTCAGGTCCACTGTATTTATCTGTAAGTACAGTTACAGCCGCAACGTTAGTCATAGTAGAAATAAATATTCCTTGTGGGAATAAGATTCCATCTTCAGGTAGTGAAAAGTTAACTACATCTCCTGCAGGAACATCTACGGTAAGTAAATTTGCACCTGTTTTAGAAGTTGTAGTCATAACTACAAGACCTGAACTTGCACTAGCATTAGCAGCAATAATACCCTTAAGTCTAATAGGTTGTGCAACTACAGCATTTGTAGATGCTTGTGTTGCTCTTGTTGCTTGTATGTCAGCTTTAAAGCCCATTTTATATTCTCCTTAGTTCGTGGCTCCCGAAGGAGCCACTAATTAATTATTACGATGTAGCAATGTCAGTAGTTGGAGCATTCATTCGCTTCCAAGTAGTTCCATTTGAAAATGCATATCCTGGTGATCCTGCGATACCATTAGATACATAAATCATTACAGCCGTATTTCCTACTGCACTTAAAGTTTCACCTGTAGTTGCGTTTTGCACTACTGACGTGCTTGAATAACTCCAAGCAGTTGTTCCACCTTGTTGTGTGTCAGATGCGTTTGGATTTGGTCCACCTATAAATCCATTAATGGATGTTACTGGACCTTTAAAAGTTGTTTGTGCCATATTTTCTCCTGTATAGCGGTTATATTTTGCAATCTCTATACCGTCTGCCTAGTCAGTTTGCAAAATTGTTAATCTAGGTATTTGTATTATACATAAAAAAAGGGCGGCCATAAAGACCGCCCTTAAATTTAATACTCGTAGTTAGTATTATGAAGTTGGTAAGTTTCCGTTACCAAATATACATCTAGGGTCAGACCAACCGAAGCTGTATCTTTCTCTAGCTTTAAATCTAACGTTACCAGTATCGAAGTCACCTTCTATTGCAGTTTTAACTGGTGATCTAACGAAATGTTTAAGTCCATTAGGTACATCAGTTAAGATGAAGAATGAATCTGTGTCAGTTAAAAAGTTATTAACTCTGTAACCTTGAGGGATCATTCCCATAGATACAATAGCATTGATGTCGTTATCTGCAGTGCCGACTCTTTGAGGTGTTTTCATCAATCTCTCAGCAGTAAATTGTAATTCTTTTGGAATTATCATTTTAATACCTTGAGCAGCGATTTTTAAACCTCTTTCATCAACGAATCCTGCGATGTCGATCAATGATTGCTCTAACGAAGTTTCGTTAAGGTCTGCAGCAGTTGCTAAAACGTTTGAGAACGTTCCGCCTGTTGCAAGTGGGTGAGCGTTTCCGATTAGGGATTCACCGTCACCACCTGTAGCAGTTGTAACTTGCGCATTATTTAAAATGTTCGCAGCTTTAACTTGCTTCGTGTTTGCCATAGATCTTGCTAATGCTCTAGTGTATCTAGCAGCAAGTCTATCGTATAGGTTATCTTCGATTGCTTCTTCAGTGATAGCAAATGCTAACGCGATTGTTTCGTGTGAGTATCTAGCTGTGAAAGTTTCACCTGCTTGATCGAACACGACTCCCGCACCCTCTTGTTTAGTTGGTGCTGAAGCAAAACCGCTTAACATTACTTCTTCTTCAAAAGCTCTGTCAGATGCTTCTGACATGAAAATTTCAGCATGCTGATTTTCATATCTGTTATATTCCAAGCCGAACAAGGCGTTCAAACCTGGCTCTAGTTCTTTAACTAGCTGTGATCGTGATATTGCCATAGTCTATTCTCCTTATGCTAAGCCTGTACCACTTCTGTAGAAGTGATTGTTGATTCTTACGAGAATATTCGCATTGTCAACTGTTGTGTCAGAATTATCTGGATCTTGCGAAATATCGATCGCTTGAACAGCGAAAGTAGTTGCAGTACCTGATACGCTAACATCTAGTTGTACTTTTGATATACCCGTTTGTGTTACACCTGTTGTATTTGTAACAGAGTAGTTCTTATATAGACTTGCTCTTGTAAACGCAGAATCTGCATCCATTAAGAATACTGCATCTGGATCATCAACAACAAACGCTGTAATGTCGCTTGCTGCTACTCCACCAGGGTAGTAGTTCTTGTATGTAGGTTTCTGAGTAGTTGGATCTGTATAAAAACATCCGTTAAAAACACCCACAACAGCAGCACTGTCATTTGCAGTTGCTCTTTCAATGTTACCAGTTGATGTTGGGATAACCAAATCACCTTGGTAAATTGCTGTAGCATAACTGCTCTTAACTGTGTATCTGTTTTGAGCGCCAACTAATGGTGTACCGTCTAGTTTTCTGTATGGTCTTAGACCAAACTTTTCACTTACGTTTGCCATGTTATTTTTGTCTCCTTATTAACAGTGTTTATATTTTAAGACCCTGTAGCAATTGCAAAAAAATTATTTCTTGCGACTACCACCAAAGGTCACTCTGGACTGTCTATCAATATTGATAGGCATATCCGGGTGTTGTTCCTTCATGAGCTCTCTGTCAACGGCTTCAATCCTGTCTTTAGTAATTCTACTAAAGTAGGCGTGCCTTTGCTTCAATATCTCTTCCGGTATCCTTGCCAACACAAGGCCTCCAATCCCGATTAACCCCTGATATTTGCCTTCAGTGTGGTAAGGGTATTTGTTAGAACCGATTTCATTTTGAACCTGTTCCATTTTTACAAATTCCCAACCTTCTCTAAGTTTCTTCGATACATTCGATGTATCTTCAAAACCCTGAACGGTTACTCTTATCCAACGGTGGACGTAACCTTTCGGCGCAGGTGGTGCATCCAAACTGGATGGTGGAGTCCAGACTTTAGGAGCTTCTTGCTCTTTTCTAAGTTCTGCCTCGCGTGAAGTTCTTTTTATTGTATCCATATTATATATCCTCCTTCACGAATCTAGCGTATTCCTCTAGTGGCACCCCTAATCTTTTAGCGATAGCTACCTGTGATTTGGTGAGTCTCACAGTTCGGCGTCCTTGTTGTTTACGACCAGCAGAAGCAACAGTTTGGACGGGTTTCTTTTGCTCATTTTTTGGCTCGTCGTTTTCAGATGCAAAACTACTAGGAAAATACTTCCTTAATCTTGCATTGACTTCATTATAATACTCATCACTATCAACTTCAAGACCTTCGGCGGCCAAGTTGTTATGGATAGTAATTGCAGCATTTGTCATTACTTCATCTTCACCAAACCACTTATTATCCTCGGCCCATTTCTTAGCTTTTGGCGTAATTTGTGGTTGATTTTGAGATAAAGTATCCGCTTGAGGTTTGCTATCAACGTTACTTGTTTGTGTTTGTTGTTTAGCTTCTTCTTCTTCTTGTTTTTTTATTTCAGCTCTATGAGCTAACTCTAATCTAGCTTTTTCTTTTTCTACAGCTAATTGAGTTAACTTATCGTTAGCTTCCATAATCTTATCTACATCATTCTTTTCGATGGCATCTTTAAGAACAATTTTAGTTTGTTCTCTTTGAGCATCAACTCTTGCGTCTAATTCTTTTAGATAACTTTCATCTGTAGAATTAAACTTCTTGATAGTAGATTCGTATTTTTTCTGAAGACCTTTAGCGTATTCTAAAGCAGCTCTTTCTCTTCTTTCTGCTTCTCTATACCTTCTTGTCATCTTGTCCATTCTCTTTTGGACATTTTCAGAAACATTACCTAAATCATCCAATTTTTCTTTTGGCTTTTCAATAGGTTGTTTTTTTATGGGTTGCTTAGGTTCCTCTGCAGGCTCCTCTACAACTTCATAACTAGGTTTTTTAGATTCTTCTTCCTTCTCTTGTTTAGAGTGGTCAGTGTAACCTAAATCGACTTCGCCAAGATTTAAATCTGACTTATCGGATTTTTTTTCTTGCTCTACTACTTCGATATTCTGTTCTTCAATACCATCAGTATCAAGCTCTACGTCTGGAGATTTCTTTTTCTCCTCTTGGATCTCTGCCATGTTATCCTCCTTTTAAAATAAATGAAGAATATTTTCTGGCGCTTTTATCTTTCCGATTATCTCGTCGTCATTAAGGATACGGTGTTCACCGTATTTAGTTTGAAATCTTGATCCTGAATATCGTCCATAGATTACAAATTCACCTTCTTGGCACCAAGGCCCTGAAGGAAATTTATCTTTGTCTTTATAACAGAGATCTCCCATTTTAACTACAAGTCCAACAACTGTTGTCATTGCAATTTTGTCTTGGGTTTCATCTGACAAGTAGATACCACCTTTAGTTTTTTTATTACCGCTCCACGGTCTAACTAACATTCGGTACCCTACTGGGTCAGGTATAATTTCAAGATATTCTTTAATGCCTTTTGGATCTGTCGGAATTTTTGAATTGTCCTCTATACTTTTATCATCTTTTTTTTCGATGATTGGTATTTTAGGGTTTATCAATTGTACCATCTATATCCTCCTTTTGCAGGTTTCTAATATCCTGAAGCAGTGCTTCTAGTGCACTGAGTCTGCCCCTAGCATACATCAATTTGTCTATCGAATCAACACCATAGCAAATATGTTCCTTGGTGTTAGCTATTTCTTTATTAATAATCTGTTTTACTTTATCTGCTGAAAACGGATCTATCATTTTTTAAACTTCTTACTAAAATCAGTAAATACCTTTTTAATATAATTTACTTGATCTTTTGTCATTCCTTGGTGAGCACCGATTAACATACCACTTTGCATTACGTGGTCTGCTTCAGGATAATGTCCTGAACCTTTATATTTTTTACCTTTCATAACAGGTTGTCTTGTTATGTTTCCCGTAAAAATAGTTCTAGCTTGCACACCATTTTTTTCAAAGTGTGTTTGTAATTCTTTTCTAGTAAAAGGTGCTTTGCCACCTAAAACTAATGGATAAGATAACATAGGTGTATCTGCATTTTTTTTACAACCAACTCCATCAAACCAAGCATAATCAACATAAGGTCTAAAGAAGTCTTCTAAGCACTCAAAGTTTTTCTGTCTTGTCTTTGTAAACTTTTCTAATTTTTTAAGTTGCTCTAAACCAAAAGCAGCTGATATTTCTGAAGGTAAAAAATTATATCCTACTTCTTTAAATATAAATTTAGAATCATAATCTATACCATCTATT